CGCTGCCATAGCAGAAGATACGGCTGCGAATGCCATGAATGCCATGATAGAAGCATTCAGGGCAAAGGAGATTACGTTCTTCATGTTTCCTGCCTCGGATTTTTATGTAATATTTATATATCACAACCGATTTAGGATGTAAACCCCCTATTTACAAATTATGCTAATTTTTTTATGCCCAGACACCAATTTTCAGCAGCATCTTCTACATATCGCATAGACTTACCGGGGAACTCCTCAGTGAAGAACCTACGTCCCTCATTGTCAAAATATTTGATATAAAACATTTCTTCTTTATAATTTACATGGATCTCACAATGTCCTAGAGATGTGTTGTTATTATAGAAAGTCGAAATCTTTTTACCCATTTTGAATAAACTCCTCTATCATTGGGAAGCATCGCGCGATCGCGTACGCGCACTCTCTCGCGAGCTCGATGTGCTCTTTTTGTGTACCATTTCCAGACCTAAGTTCAATGTAATGTACCCAAGAGCGAAGGGTACCATTAACATAGAGACGGCTAACTGTGTTCCCCTCTGGTAGCACAGCGCGCGCCTGTTCCTTGGCAATCCCGGCCTGAATTGCCCATTTGTATGCCATTCGTGCTTCATGAATTATCTGTTCCTGTTTAATAATCCAAGCTTTTTTGATTTGTTCATCATCAGTTTCTATAGAATTCTGACGATTCTTTTCATCTTGCAGTCGTGCTTCTCTGACAACAAATTGTAGATCTTCGGTGGGGTCTGCATATCGCTGTGAGAATTCTTGGAAAGAAAAAGACCTATGCCGCAAAAACTGTCTAGCAATATCACGAGTGGTTTCAACCTCAAGTGTGGCAGAAGCCATTTCTAGTGGTGACCAATGTTTATGTTTGATCAGATAACGAATAAGCTTTTCGCCAGTTTCTGTATTTAGCTGATTCGAGGGATTTGATACACGAGCACAATAGGCAATAAGATCTTTTGCATTATCAATGCCGATCATATTAACCGGTTGGGTATAACCAATTAGTCTAGCCTTCACTCTTCATTCTCCCAAGCGAATCGAGACTTCTTTTCTTTCTTTTGCGGTAGTTCTTTCGGTTTAAACCAATACTTACCTTCTACCCGAATAAAACGTTTATTGGTTTCCTCTTTATTCGGATTTTCGATAGTAACCATAGTACGCTTACCCTTATCAAAGGCTTTGCGTTGGTTAATAACTCTATCAGCAGAAGCCATATAGTCAGCCCTCACAGCACGACGTGTAGCCGTCGATACGTTGCTGTGAATTCCCTGACTGATAAATCCTTTACTTTTACCGCCTTTTTTACCCATTCTATATTCTCCTAATTCAGTTTAAAATCTTTGAAGCGATCGTTCATTTCGCTTTTATCAAATGCAGGTGTATCTTCTACCAATGTTTGTTCATCAGGATTTACATCAAATAGCCTCATCTTACTCCTATCTATGCCTAATACGAATCGTTTATATGTAGTTGGATCATTATAACGATTCTTCAATTGCTTTACGGCAATTTGTCCTTGTTTTTCGAGCTCTTCGGTTGAGACGATTGCGAACATGAGGTCTGCTGTTGCGGGTAGTCCAAAAGACTCGGAGGTGTCTTCAAGCCCAACATCTGAGTTACCATAACCTGAGCGAGTCGTTTGCGTTGCAGATACGAGCGGTACGTTGAACTCGACCGCAAGTCCACGGAGCTCTTCGGCAATAGCCTTGATATATGTGTAAGAATTGATAGATCCTCCCATAGCTTTCATCCGTGACGATGCACAGATATTTAAATAATCTACAAATATAATGTCTGGCTTAAAAGTCTTTTTAAGCTTTAGTTCATTCAATAGTGCACGGAAGTGTGAGCTATTGGCTTGACCAGTAGGATATTCTTTTACAATTAGTTTACCAGTAGTTTGCTTAGCAATACGAGCAACCTTCTGTGAGAACATATCCTTAGGTACATTATCTAGCTGATCGATTGGTACATCCATAAGATTGGCGTCGATACGTTCAGCAATGCGTTCTTCCGCCATCTCCATAGTAATATAGAGAACATTATAACCATCGGCAAGCGCGGCTGCAGCAAAGTGACACATAGCCAATGATTTACCAACACCAGTACCAGCAAGGATAATATTGAGGGTTTTATTTGGAAGACCGCCTTTGGTAATCTTGTTTAGCATTTCAAGATCAAAGGGGATCCGTTCTTCTTTGGTATGATAAAAGTCAAACCGTTGCTGCCAGTTCTCAATATAGTCGTGACCGACATTCGCATCAAAGGATACGCCCAATGCCTTTGTAAGAATATCAGGCAATGCATTTTTAGTAAGCGACTGGTGCTTGCCATCAATAATCGTAATGGATTCCATGATAGCATTATAGACTGCACGGTCTTGACACCACTTTTCAGTGGTGTTTACTAACCATTCGTCGTCAACCTTTTCTGTACCAAATAGATTAGGCAAGACCTCTACAGCGTGACGATACTGTTCGTCACCCATGCTTGCCTCATCAATTTGGATCTTAAACGATTCGAGGGTTGGAAGTTTATTATACTTAGCTACAAACTTACCAACCTCTTGGAATAATGTTCGATAAGTTCCTTCAAAGTACTCCGGTCTAATGTAAGGAAGAACCTTACGTGTATATTTCTCGTTTACTAGCAGATTGCGGAGAATAGTCTGCTCGAGATTAATATTCATCAAATTCATTTACCTCGGAATTAAATTTATCAACGATACTATGACAATGATCACACAGGTATATTATACCGATTGAGACTATACCAGGCTCATCAGAGTCTTCTCGTCTATACCTAAACTCTTTATATTCGTCGAACCCACGAAAAAGTTCATCTTTGCACAAAGCACAGTATTTCTGGCTTTCTGCATTCATGCTGAAGCATCTTCTAATAGTGAGAATAGTATATCTTTTGCCACGGACTGTAAATCCCCATTTTCTTTATCCAGATCGGCAACCGGGGAACTTATAAGATCAAAATTAAATTTAAGATGATCATCAACTACCTTAAGGGTTGTATATTGGATAACAGTCTCTACAAAGTCACCTGACAAAATGCGAATCTGCCAGAACTCATTCTCAGTTGGGACTAGTTCATAGTCAACGTTTTCATGCATCTTCATCATCAATGATATCATCCATATTTACTGGTGCTGCATAACCAATCTTATATTGTTTTTCGATAAAAGATTTAAAGTCGGTATTAGCAAAGATAGGATCCCAGAACTCTTTTTCTAGAGTTTGATCGAGCCGTACTTTGCCGCCAACTTCACCAGTTTCCATATCAACCGTTGCATACCATCCATTCGAAGGTTTAGTAGCGTACCCACCTGCAAGAGCCACGTCAAGAAGGCCAGAATAACGCTGAACACCACCGTCCCAGGAAACAGTAATAGGAATCTTAGACTTTTCCTTAACAAATCGAGACTTTTCAACATTAATGACGAAGTTATACCCAACAATCTCTGTACCTTTCTTTTCCTGCTGACGACCGATGATCCAGATGTTATCGGCTGAATAATAAATGCCTGTACCACCAGACACAATCGCTTTCGGGAATAATCCCATCTCTTGATATGTATGGTTGACTGCAATCATAGGAATGTTCTTCATTGTCAGATAAGGTGTTGCCATGCGGAACAGGCCCTTAAGTGCTTTTGCTCTAGACATATCAGCAACTGATTTCTCGTTAATTGCATCCTCGAGTTCTTTCTTAGATGCAAGGTTACCAATCGAGTCAATAACAATTACTACTTTATCACCACGCTCAATTCCTTCTAGTTGGTTAACTAGGTCAAACTTGAGTTGTTCTACGTCTGTGATAGGCGTATGCAATACCCGATCGGTATCGATACCAAACTGTTCGAAATAAGACTGTGGAGAACCGAACTCCGAATCATAGAAAAGAATAACCGAATCTTTATGCTGTTTCAGATATGCAGCCGCCATAAGCAGTGCGAACGACGTCTTGAAGTGTTTAGACGGACCAGCAAGAACTGTAAGACCCGAACTTAAACCGCCATCTACAGATCCAGACAGCGCAACGTTAATCATTGGAACATCGGTAGTAACCATATCCCTTTCATTAAAAAATTTAGATTCAGATAGAATAGATGTTGATTTAATCTTACTATTTTTCTGAAGTTTATCCATAATACTCATCTAGTATCATTCTCCTTGTTATAAATTTCTTCGGCAAGAGTTTCAATACTTTTACCTTCCACATAATTATATTTTACCAAATATTTGGCTTTTCGTAAATAATCATTTTGTTTTTCTTGGGGTAAATCTTCAAATTTTTTCATATCCAAAACCCTTTTTTATTATAAATAGAAGTGTAGATCGCGGTGCGGGAACACCCATCTACTCTAGAAACACAAGGAGATCTCCAGCATGTACTATCTATATCTTAAGACCCATAATGTAACCGGATTAAAGTATCTCGGTAAAACCAATTCAAATCCTTTTAAATATAAAGGTTCGGGTATTGTTTGGTCTCGACATTTACAAAAACATGGTAATGATGTTACTACTACTGTTTTAAAAGAATGTCAAACCAATGAAGAAATACGTAGATGGGGCATTTATTATTCTGATAAATGGAATATCGTAGAATCTTCTGAATATGCAAATCTATGTCGGGAAGAAGGCCAGGGTGGTCATACTTATGATAAAAGAGGAAAATCCCGACCAAATGGATGTAAATTCCACAGAAGAGGTAGAAAACCTATTATAATAGACGATAAAGAATATATTAGTTCCCATTATGCCAGTAGCATATTAGACATACCCCAGTCAACCATCTCTTACAGAGTTAAGTCTGACTATTGGCCAAATTACTCATTTGCGTAAGTGACATTTTGTTGTCTTTCCCTTTCATCTAAATCATATTGGGCTCTATACTCATTATTAATTCTAACACATTCTTCGACTAATGTAAACCTATCACTGTAATTAATTAGCGCATTTGTATCCTTTGGAAAACATGCTCCGCCATATCCTTGCTTACCGTCGAAGCCGGGAACTTTAGTATGTGAAGAACCAATACGAGGATCTGATGCAATGGCTTTCATAATGGTAGAATAATTGGCTCCAATATCTTGTGCAGCATCATATAGTTGATTAAAAAATGTAATCTTAGTAGCAAGAAATGCGTTAATCCCATATTTAACTAAAGAAGCTTCTGCCATACTCATAAAATGAAATGGTGCTGGATCGCATAGACTATAATTTTCATATAGATCTTTTAATGCCCAGCATTCATCTACATCACCACCAATAATATGGAATTTAGGACGAACGAAATCTGCCTTGGCAAATCCCTCTGTAAGAAACTCAGGATTATATACAACCCCGCCAACGTCCCAATGTCGGATAATATCAGGAGTTACAGTTGATTTGATTACAATAATAGTGTTTATCAGCATACTCTTAGTAAGGCGTTTCATTACCTTATTAAAGATAGTTGCGTCGATAGTGCCATCTTCCCCAAATGGTGTTGGTACACATACAAAAATAAAATGGCAGCTGCCGAGGATGCCAAGATTATTTTCTACTGTAGTATTATAGATTGGATCGATGATAACCTTTTCAACACGGTCATTGGTAAAGCCATAGTCAACAGCTTTACCGACAAATCCGTGCCCAATAATAGCAATTCTTTTCAATTGATAAACTCCCAATCAATCTGGGCTTCTTTGAACATTTCTAGAGTCTGTTCGACAGATTCCCGCCAACGTTCGTTGAAAGGATCCCCGTGCATAACAACACGATCAATACCTACTTGGATAATAGCCTTAGCGCATTCGCTGCAGCAGGGTAAGCCGTAGACGTACATGGTAGAACCTTTTAGGGATACACCATTGTAAGTAGCATTATAGATGCAGTTTGCTTCAGCGTGAACGATATATTTATACTTAATCTGACGATCTGCATAACGTTCATTCATATCCAAAATGTGTCGTGGGAAGCCGTTATATCCTGTAGATAGTACTTCACCCTTCCCGCCTACCGCAATTGCACCGATTTTGCTGGAAGGATCTTTCGACCAAGTAGAAACTTCCTTGGCCAGGTTAATATAGCGGACGTCCCATTTATCCATAAAGTTCACTCCAGATTTTTTCATTGGTTTGGCGTTGTTGCATAGGATCTGTGCGGATTGCATCAGTCTTAAGAGGATGTTTGTCCCGCGAAAGAATCTTTTGTGGGACAAGATCTTTGAAAGCTTCTTTAAGAACTTTCTTTTCGCCATTACGTTGCTCGTACGGCGTGCGTAGCGCGTGCGTGACGACCTTAGGCGACAGGAATGGAGCACGAAGTTCAATAGTGCTATGCATCATCGTACGGTCCAATTTAGGTAGATGATAATAAGGCAATTCACACCAAATATCCGAAGCTTGGCTATCATACTCTTTTGCACGACGATATCCACCGAATAGTTCGTCAGCACCATCCCCGGTTAGGACTGCATGGAAACCGAGGTCATGTAGTTTTCCTGCCATAGCAATTTGTGGTTTGGTAGAACCAAGATCAACTGGAGACTGATGTATAGCAACGCTATCCATGTCACTAACGCCGTGAAGTTGTACTTCGACCATATCTTTTGCAACCAATTTAGCATAGTCTTCTTCTCCATTATCGACGTGAATGGCTGTAACATCACGACCGAGGATATCAGTAATAATCTTATAAATGATGGTAGAATCTAGGCCGCCAGATAGTAGAATAGACAGTTCACGCTGACCGCCAAGGCGTCGTTCGACTGATTCGATTAGGTC